TAAGTTGTTATCCACAAAGATATATGCTTTTAATATCAATGACTTATCTTACATAATTCGTTGCTATTTTGTTCTATTATTGATAATACTACTAATTGTGTGGTAGTGCCTTCCCTACCACACGTAAAACTATGGAGAATCAATGCCATTAATTAAAGGATATTCTAAAAAATCAATAGCTAAAAATATTCGTAGGGAATTAAAATCTGGCAAATCAAGAAGCCAATCAGTTGCTATTGCTTTATCAGTTGCAAGAAAAGCCAAGAAAAAAAGATAGTGCAAATTCCGAAGGCAAACATAATCAATTCAGAAAAGCATAGAAGGTTCGTTGCATCATTTCCTTGTGTGGTTTGTGGAAACAATACTCAGGTTCAATGCTGTCATATAAGATCAATCCCAAAAGTAGGTAATGTAGGCAAAGGAGTTAGAGATGATGCTTATTGTATTCCAATGTGTTTCGCTTGCCATAATTTACAACATGAAATAGGCGAGTTAGAGTTCTTTAATAAATTTAATATAAATCCTATATTGATTTCTATGAAATTATCTACTATATCTCCTTGTAAGAAAATTAACCAACTAAAAAGCTTAGGAAGGTACAATGCAAAACTCAACTACCGAGAACATTACAGAATCAACAAAAAAGATTCTTTGCGATAAGAAACTATACAAAGATATTAACTTCTTTGCAGTTCCACATAATAAAGTTTTACTAGCAGTAATTAGATCAATCACTAAAAAGTCTTTTGCTCAGATTGGCAAAGATTATAAAAAGTCTTGGTTTAGTATTTACGCATCAGTAAAAGATACCCAAAAGAATGGTCTTAAATCATTTACTAATAAAGTTATAGAACTTGTAAGGGAAGATTTAAAATGAATGATGGTTGGATAGCTTTACATAGAAAAATTTACAACTCTAAAGATTTTAATAATCAATTAGAAGTTGCTGTGTTTTTATATTTGGTTTCTATGGCTTCGTACCAAGCGACAAAAGTAGTTTACAGAAAAAAGGTAATCTTTTTGAAAAGAGGTGAAGTTTCAATAGCTTATAGGGATTTGGCTAAAAAATTTGATATTTCAAAAGATAAAATTAGATCAATTATCTATAATTTAAAAGCTTCAGGCAATATAAGACAAACTTTGCACAAAAATTTAAGTGTATTTAGCATTGTAAAATATAGCAAATATCAAGATTTGCCTTCTGACCAAAGACAAACTATCCCACACAGAACAACAACTATTACTACTAATACTACTAGTATAGGTAAAAATATGTTAAGTCTTAGCAGTATGACTGATAAACCTAAGAAAATTACCTTACCTACCTTGCAAGACTTAAAAACCAAGATCATTGAAAAACCTAAAGAACTCAACGAATTTGAAATTATGCGTGGGAAACTTGATGCAGATGACTTTGAGAAATGGGTTCTGCACAAACTAAACTCTTGATTTAATTACCTATTTAGTTCTTTAAAAATTATATATTTACATAACCTATAAATATCTTTATTCGGAACAAAAACTAACTGGAGAAATAGTTATGAAAATAGAAAAGGTAATAGCTAAACTTGAAAAGGCACAAGACAAGATCAACACAGAACTAGATGCTTTGAGAGATATGTTAGAAGATCATCTTGAAGAAATGGAAGCAGATGAGACTTACGAAGATTCTGACGAACTAGACGAAGATTTCGCAGATGACGAAGATTTAGATTCTGACGAGGAATAAACTCAATCACAGATAAGCTGAAAAGCTGGAAGGTTATCTAACCTTAAATCAATGAACATTAATCAACTTAGTGGGAAACTATGTTACTTTTGCATATTTTCTTTATTTGTATTTTTTGTTTTTTCGCTTGGCAGATACTATCCGAGTTTTAAAGCACAAGAAAAAATAAGACTAAAAACAATAGAAGAAATAAAACGTATTGGGTTTTACGAACCCAGAATAGACAACAGTTCTAATGAAAAATTTATCAGTACTACAAAAAGATGTATTGAATATATAAACCTAGAACTAAAACACGATCAGCAAATTCCTACAATTCTTATACTTGCTCAGGCAATTATAGAATCAAATCATGGAACTAGTAGATTTGCTGTGGAAGGCAATAACCTTATGGGCATTAGAGTTTTTAATACGACAAATGGTATGCTTCCTTTAAAACAACCAGCATCAATAAACTGGAGAGTCAAAACTTACAAAACAAAATGTGCAAGTATTCGTGATTACATTAACATATTAAACAACAATCATTTTTATAATAAATTTAGACAAACAAGACTTAGAACTAAAGACCCAATTAGATTAGCTGAAACATTAGAAAATTATTCTACTTCACAAACATACCGAATAGAGATAGTTAGAATGATTAACAAAATTAAGGATAAAATATAATGCCAAAACATTACATGAAAAAAGGTTCTAAAAAAACTGGAAGCAAAAAAGGCAAAAAAAAATAATGGCTAATGAAACAACATCTACTTCATTAAGCAAACTTTATACAAACAAGGTTAAAACAAAAGGAACTTATAGAGTTTATAAACCTAAACCTTTAAAGATGCCGAGAAAAAAGAAATGAAAAAACCAATCTGGGAAACTAAAAGACCAAAAGGACTAGGCAAACCAAAACCATTTAACAAAAAAACTAAAGCTTATAAATCTGCAAGACGATCTGCTGGTCAAAAGTTCGGCAAGAAATCTAGCTTTGTCAAAAACCTTTACATAGCCAAAAGACTTAAATCAAAATGAACTTAGATAAGATAACCTTTGGAAGCAGGATTATTAATCTAAACCTAATAGACAAAGAACAAGCATCTAAGAAAAAGATATTCGGTGAATTTGACTGCGACTCCAACACAATTACCTTAGACAAATCTTTAGACAATATCCAAATGTCTAACACTATAATCCATGAAATCTGCCACCTAATACATGATGAATACAAACTAGACTTACCAGCTAAAGCAGAAGAACTTATATGCAATTCAATAGCAAATGGAATCTGCCATACACTTTATCAAAACCAAGATTTATTAGACTTCCTTTACAAATCTCTTAAAAAAGAATAATTAGCATATTACGATACATCAATCGGTTAATATGGCTAAAGATATACTAGTAATAGACAAAAAAGATAATAGAGGGAGACCTATTTTTGACTTTACCCCTAAAATATTAGATCAGATAAAAGACTTAGCAAGTTATATGTGTAGTAAGCCAGAAATAGCTAGAATTATTGGTTGTTCAGAATCTACTATACAAAGAAATCAATTAGCCCAAGAAGCTTATGAACTGGGGGTTGCACAAGCAAAAAAGACTATTCGCAAGACTCAATTTGATATAGCTACTAAACTAAACTCAAGCATAATGGCTATGTGGTTAGGTAAAGTTTATCTTGGACAATCTGACAAGATACAAAACACAGATGAGAATACTCCATTACCTATTTATGATATTGTTGAAGAACCAAAAGAAGTTATTAGACTAAAAGAAATTAAGAATGAGTAAATGTATATTCTGTAAAAGACCAATGGTTAATAAGTTAGAGCAACACATAAAAGCTTGTCACAAGTGTATTGTGGATTTACTTATGAAGAAACATAATTTAAAAGTTAAGAAACAAGCACCAATAAGTATTAACACAAATAAGTATGGCAAAGTTTAGTTTAAGAAGTTCTGATAAGAATAGAAAAGGTGGATTAAGTGCATCAGGTCGTGCAAGATACAATAGAGCAACTGGAAGCAATCTAAGACCACCAGTTAAAGGGAGACCAAGTACACCAATGCAACTTAGACGCAAAGGTTCATTCCTAGTTAGAATGGGAAGTGCAAGAGGTAGATTGTTAGATGAGAAGGGTCGCAAGACTAGACTTAAATTAAGTTTAGAAGCTTGGGGTTATAGAGGTAAAAGCAAACCTGAAGCAGTAGCTTTGGGCAGAAGATATTTGAGGGCATATCAGAATAAAAAAAAGTAGTGGAATATTTTATAGTATTCTTCTTACTGGTTCTCAACGTAGATAAGTTTGAACCAATGGCTTTGACAATGGCTAACAACTTAAAGTTTAAGAGTTATGAAGAATGTGTAGAATTTGGCTATAAACAAACAATGTTTATAATGGAAAGTTTAAACAAACATAGTATTATATATAAGGATTTAATGTTCAAATGTGTGGAAGAAAAAAACCAAGAAGCATGATTGATAGGAAGCAACGAGGGTCTAACGATCTTGAAGTAATTATTTACGATCTAAAAAAACAAATAGATCTTTTGCAAGAAGAAATCCAAGCTAAAGAATTAGAGTTAAAAAAACTTAGAGATAATGATTAATGTTTTTATCGGCTATGACAGCAAAGAGAAAATAGCTTATCACATACTCACTGAGAGCATACTAAGACATAGTTCAGTACCAGTTAGATTCATACCACTTTACCTGCCGAATCTTAAAGACTCATTCACAAGACCAAGAAACACTTTATCATCTACTGAGTTCTCATTTAGTAGATTTATAGTTCCTTACCTTATGGAGTACAAAGGTTGGGCATTATTCCTAGATTGCGATATGCTATTTAAAACTGACATTAAAGAACTATGGGATTTAAGAAATGATGATTATGCAGTTATGGTTTGTCAGCATGATTACATACCTAAGCATTTATCTAAGTTTGGCAATCAAATACAAACTGTTTATGAAAAAAAGAATTGGTCTAGTTTAATGCTAATGAATACAGCTAAATGCAATCAGCTTACAAAAGAATATGTAGATACTGCATCAGGATTAGAACTTCATCAATTCAAATGGACTGATAAGGTTGGTGGCTTACCTTTAGAATGGAATTGGTTA